TGCCTCATCATGAGAAATTACATAATCCTCTTTGACTTGGTCTAGGTATTGAGTTGCCAATAAACAACTTGCATAGTTCTCAAACCAAAACATTACATGCTGACCAACTTCAGGTTCGTAACCCTCTTTAAAGAGTCCGTCAAAGCGAAGTGGGTCAACATTAAATGCTATGTCCCATGGTGCAGATATTTCATACAGCCGTTCAAAATCTTGAGCTGTGAGTTTCATAAAGCCTTTCCGTTACACCAAGCCGTTTACTTGGATACAGAAATTGTGACTTAAAGGTGGGACATTTACAACGGCATACATGGCGCGTTTGGTAACGATTTGATAACGAAGTCTAAAGTAACCCTAGAGAGTCAAAATCGTCAATCTGCTCGTCTATGGTTCTTTCTACATAGTCCGTTTCTCTACTGATACAGCTTACCTTCAAATATAAATGTGCCGTTATTGATTGGAATAGGAACTACTTGAACCTTACGGTCTTTAACATAGGCAATAGCGAATCCTTGCTGCCAGTTAGCATAACCCCTTGTATACGCCATACCGCTTGAAGCAAGATCAACTAAATTTCCGACCTCTAATCCCCATACAGTACGCCCTAATTGACCCCTAGACGCCTCTGTAAAGGCTGCTAACCCTAATCTGTGAGTGTGTCCACAGACTACGCTTTTACCAAGCCTTCTAGCCCCGTTTAAGGCTGTTTGTCCACCAACTTGGCTAAGAGGGAAAGCGTCCCCATGAACTGCCGTCCAACCGTATGCCCAGTCAAGTCCGTGTGGGTGAAAGTTGATACCGAGTTTGTCATATCCCATAAAACGCTCATATTGCATTTCGGGTAAGTTAAGAAAACTTGGGAGTCTTTTCTTGATTGATCGGTAGAGTCTGATTCCATGGTTGCTGCCTACAACATCTGTTACGCCAAGGTACTGAAGTACATCTTGGGTAAGGCTTCTATCATCATCTAGGTTTCCAACCATTTCATCAATTGTTCCTGCATTAAATCCACCAAGCTGAGGTAAATCTATTTCGTCACCAATTTGAATAGTTTGGTGGGGCTTCCATTTAGATAAAAACTTTCCTACTACCTTCACGCTCTTTTCATCAAAGAACGGTGACTGTAAATCGCTGATAAAAGCGACGCGCCTAATTATTCGTCCTCGTCCTCAGTTGGGTCAATCCGCGGAATCAAAGCGTCGGGACTGTCGTTGCTTACCCAATCAGGCAACGCGTGTGGCTCTTGCATAAAAAACCAAGCTACTTCGTTACTGAAACCTGCCTTTTTTGCTGCGCGGTAAATCTCATGCTTGGTTATCATAAAAACATCAAGCTTAGATAAAGGTTCGGGTGACCTGCGAACAACCCGACGGTTAATCTTTTTGCGCTTACGAGTAGCAGCCATGTCTTAAGTTTACTTCCTACTAATGACAATAAAGAGTTCATCTATGCGATTTGATAGGTGTGTCGTTTCTATGCGTAATGCAGTCAAGTCGTCTTTCATGCTTGAGCCACCATTGGGGCGAAGTTCATTAAGCCAACCTTTGACTAAGAATCTAAGTCCAATTAAAAATGAAGTTAATACTGTTGTAATGCCTACTGCGATAGCGGCAATATCTACCGCTTCCATTACTCTTTACTGCCTATGCCAAATGCAGTTTCGTCGGGATTTAAAGCTCGTAGAATTGGTGCAACCCAAGCCACTAAAAAGGCTTTCCAAATGTCGCTAAATTGACCTGTTGGATTTGTTACATAAACTGTTGCTAAACAAACAAATGCGCTTCGTGCATAGGAGTTTATTACAGCTAGTGTTTTCTTATTCATTGCTACCCCCTAGTAGTGGTATGTTAAAAAACTCTGAGTTGTTATCTTGATCTTTCTTGAAACTGATATGGATATGGTGATTATGGGGTGAAAATCCCTTATAGCGACGCCATTTGTAATTAAGTATTGGAGAGGCGATCATGCCTAAATGGATTACATAATGTACGCGTCCGTGATTCCGAGCATAGAGTCTAATCTGATCTGCCAAATATGCTGAATCCCCTTTGTTGTCAGATAAGCGAGCGTCAACATCAATTGCTCTGACAACAAATTTTCCTTTTGGGTCAGGTATGTGGTCGGATTTACCTGCCGATTGATGACGCAGATCAGCAATCCAGCCTTCGGCATTGCCGCGTAAACGATCTTTGTATGAATCATCTATCTGTTCGCGCAGCTGAACCGCTGCTTTACTAAGCCAAGGTTTCATTTACGATAAAAGAAGTTTTACTTCTTCTTCAGTTAATCCCAATTCAATTAACTTAGAAATTGCTTTTTCTCTTTTTAATGGAATTTGCTTATCGTAATCTTCTAATTCTTGGCATTTTTGTTCTACCTGTTTTTTGGTTGGTTTTTGAATATCTGTAGAATGCCAAACCATAGTATCAAAATCATTGTTAACAATTGTAAATTGTGCACTTGGTTTAAGTGCTAAAATGGCTTTTTCTAAATAATCATTCATTATGCACCTATTTCCATGAGAGTAATTGTTGAGAAACCACTTCGACGATTAATATAACAAGTGCCAGCACCTATACCTTGTTTAAATTGAATTTTGTAAGTAGTGGCTGAGGTCGTTGCTGGACTATCTAAATACAAAGGTGTGCTGTTTACTGCAAATGCAAAGTTTTGACTATTACTACCTAGATTTTTAAAAATAAACGCCTCACAAGTCCAAATTGCTGTGGAACCTCTTACAATTCTTAAATCTAAAGCACCAAAATCTCCAGCCCTTTCATGTTCACCATTTATAGTTCCAATAAATAAAACTTTGCTGGTTGCTGAAGAAGGCGTAATCGATAAAGTTGCATCTGTTGCGTCTGTATATGTTGTGCTAGTTGTCGATGTGCTTGTGCCAAAAGATGTTGAAACTACTTGCAAAACTTTACCTCCACCACCTGCAGATGCCCAAGTTGGCACACCTCCAGAAACAGTTAGAACTTGACCAGTTGTTCCAATTCCCAAACGAGCTGGAGTTGAACCGCTTGATGAATATATTGTGTCGCCTGTAGTAGTCATTGGGTTTGTCATACCCGTTGTATCAATGTTTGCCCAAGCACTACCAGTATAATAAGTAGTTACATTTGTATCCTTAAGATATGCAAACTGTCCCTCTTGAGGTGAAGTGATTGCTGCGTCACGAGCTGCGGCACTTGCAAAAACAAGAACACCTTGCATTAAATAACCGTTTACATCTGTCGCACTTAATACATCACCTGTATTAAAGGTTTTAAATCCTAATCCTGCTGCCATGTTTTGTTCTCCTTAGTGTCTTATTATATCGTCAATAGGACAAAATATCCTCACCTAAAATTCCATAATAATCGCTGGATAAAATAAATCCGTCGGATATGGGTTCTAGGGTGACAAATGTGCCTAAGAAGCGCGACGGGCTTATATCCCATGCAACGCCTTGGATTTGTAGGTTTTTAGTTATTGTAGAATTGTCGGGCTGTATGTTTGAAATTAATACATTATCAAAATAATCAAGACCTAAAATTGTTCCGTTAGGAACATCAGGGTCATTTAAGTCAATAGTCATTTGGTCAATCCGTATTGTTGTTGTTGCTCTTGTCGCAACAAACAAAGCAGCTATATTGGCAGCCTCAGCGTCTGTATCAATCACTAAATCTGAATAAGTTACCGCATGCGGGAAGTATTGCGTAACACTATTTGCGTCTATGTAAGTCTGTTTGACCCCACCAATTTTGGTTACATTAGCTGTGTTAACAATAAGCTTGTCATCAAAAGCAAAAACTAGGTTTTTGTAAGGTATACCGCCTGTTTGATTAAATGCAATAGGAGTTCCACCAGCTGAGGCAATTGTGTTTGATCTGTTTTTGAAAATAACATTGCCTTCAGGTGAAACATAAAAAGCACCTTGCTCTGAAAACTCACAATTTTGAATAGCTGATAAAGCGGTTCTACTTGTTGCTGGGTCAGCCTGAGTTAACGAGTTACCAGTATCCATGGTACGCATAGAATCGGGAAATTGTACTGTGTCCAACACTTTATCAATTCTAGTACCAGTATCTTGTCCACTGCTTGATCCTGTTACCGTGTTAACTACCGATAGGTTTAATAATCTAAAAGCGTCGCTGGCATTAATGTCCACATAGGAAACATTTTCAGCTTGATCGTACGAGTAAATATAATCTGTTGTATATCCACTAAATAGGTAATATGTAACACCTGCATAGGTGGCTGATATTCTTAATTTTCTTAAAGGTGTTAAATTAGGGTACAAATCGCTTAAAGTGTTTTGGGGATTAAAGCGACCTGTTTGATCGTAAATCCTTACAGTACATGTGCCAGCCTCATAAATATCGCGTCCAATGTTACGACCGCGATTGATTCTTATGCTTCTAGTTACATCTGTTAAATTAATAACCAAGGCAGGGGCAGAACTATCACTTAATGTACCTGTGCCAAGTACACCGTTAACGGGGTCATCAAGGGTAAACGCGTTTCCAAAAATTGCGCCTGAGCTGAAATTTAAGCTTACATCTAATACAGGTAGTGCCACAATTAACCCGCTGGAGAATTAATTGTGCTAAATGAACCTGAAGCAGACGAGTTAATCAAACCATTTCTTAACTGATCTATTAAATCGGTAGTAGCACCGTTAATAGTGTAATTATTAATAATGTTACCTGAGGTTGGTGTACCACCAAACATTTGGCTACTGTAATCTAAAAATGTAGGTGGGGTTTGGCTGCTTGCTTTTGGCGCAATAGAACTAGGGTGACCGCCATACAATCCAGCTGTGTACTCAGCAAAAGTTGGTGGAGTAATCATTTTTTGAGTTATTGTTGAAGTTTGTAATGGATTGTTTAATAATTTAAACATTTCAATCATTTTGGCAAGCAGGTTATCAATCTCTGTACCCCAACCCTTAAATGGATTTAAAGCCATTGGGATATTAGCAATTGCCTGAGCCAAGTTTGTCGTTTGCAATTGGCTAATTGCAAGTTGCTTGCTTAATCTTTCTGCCTCGGCAGCATTGCCTTGAAGTAAAGCTAATTGAAGTGAAAGCCGTAGTTTTTCCTCAGCTGTGACTTTACCTTGTAAAGCTGCAAAAAGTTGTACTTGGTCTATGTCAAATAATGTGTTTGCTTTCTTTAATTTAGCTTGATCTTGAAGGGCTTTAGTTTGAGCCTTAGTTGCTTTTAATTGAGCGGCGGCAAGGTCTTTAGCAATTTTAGCGTCCCTAGCGGCAGCGCGTTCAGCACCTCTAGCAGCATTGCCTCTGTCTGAACCCTCACTAAATAAACTATTCATATTGTTTTTGGCTTTAGTAGCAGAGTCACTTAATGCGTCAACGCCTTTAATGGCTAGACCAATGGCTGCAAACATGCCAGCCGTCATTACAGCTGCGCCTAATGGACTAAACAAGAAGTTTCTTGCTATTGCACTTGCTAATAAAGCATTTCTTAATTGTGTAACAACCTTTACAATTCCCTGCAAAGCAATAATAAAACTAGCAATCTTATTAACTGTAAAG